CGCCCACCGATGGATCGGCGGGCACGGTGACGAGTGAGTTTTCGAGCGGCTCCCAGTCGACGACTCGATAGATCGGCGGCTTGTCTTCCGCTCTTTCAATCGGCCCGGCGGATTCATCGAGCGCGCGCCGAAACGCCTGCAAGTCGCCGCCAATCTCGCGGCCGTCGCGTACCTGCCGGTGATCTTTCAACAGGCGCTCGAATGTTCTGCCATCAATCTCGCGCTCGATCTTCTCGCCGCTTTTCTTGGTCGTTTGCTCGATGATGTTGTGGATCTGATACCCGACACTGGCCTTTGTCAGCGTCTTGGATTCGATGAGCGCCACCGTGTCGCGAGTCGCCTGTGTCGCCTGCGGAATCGAGATTTGCCCGCGCAAAACTCCATCTTTCTCGGCGCGCACAGACCCGGGCATATGGCGGCCGCGGAGGTCGTTCCAGTTGTGGTTGAACAGCACGGGACCGCCGTCGCCATCATTCAAGCGACCGAGCCGAACGCCCTTCATGTCGAGCACCTCGATCCCCCACCATCTTTCGTAAGGCATTTCGCTCGCGAACGCCATCTCGACGATGAGGTCACCACTCGCTGCGTCGCGCTTGTGGCTCTGTCCGATTGAGTAGACTCGATCCATTTGATGATGGTCCTTTAGGCAACAGCGCGCAGACGACCAGACGCGTTCGGATCGGCGTTCGGATCGGCGTTGGCGTCTGAATTGGGATCGGCCTGTGGCGTCGCTGGCGACGCGGCCGCCTTTGCCGCAACCAGGTCGAGCGGGTCTTGCACCGTCGTGTCGACTTCGATCCCGGCCGCTTCGAGCATGTCCAACTCTCGGCGGCGCGTCGCAATCACGTCCTCAATGTCACGCCCGTCGGCGGTGGCTGCGATCACATCGGTTATCGTCGTCAGCCCAGCCTTGATCGCTTCCTTGTACGCGTTCACCTCTTTCGTGGGGTCGATCCAACTCCATCCACGCGGCTTGAAATGCACCGCCTCGAACTTGCGCATGTCCGCCGCGTACTCATTGAGATTGATCGCGGGGATTGCGCTGGCGAGCACAGCCTGCTGCAAGAACAGCTTGTGCAGCGGGCTTCTGAAATTCCGAATCCACCAGAGTTGGATCACCTTGTAGAGGTCGCGGTCCTCAAGCAAGGCGAGCCGGCTCGATGAGTAGTTGCTCTGTGAATAGTCTCGGCTGATCGACTCGTAGCTCACGCCGAACCCGGCCGCCATCTCGCGCAGCATGTGGCGCAGGAACGCATCGAGGTTCGCGTTCGGCCGGTTCGGCGCGTGGAAGTCGAATTCCTCCCCCGGGTTCAACTCCTGAATCGTCAATGGCTCGATGTCCATCTGCTGTTTGCCATCGGTTTCGGTCGCCGTGACAAGCGGATTGGTGCCCTCGGGGGTTTTGATCGTGCCAAAGTAGTACGAAGAGGCGCGCACCGCAGCGAGCTCGCCCGCCGTCGCCTCGTTCATGTCGTCGATCTTGCGCAGTGCCGTGTGCATCCACGGCTCCCCACGGGTTTGGGGCCAGCGGTTGATCACACGCAGGTGGAACATTTCCGCCGCTGGCACGCGTTCATAGCGGTCCAAGCGGCTCACCTTGAATCGGATATCCCCAGGATGCTGAGTGCGCACCCAGTAGGCGATCGCGCGCCCGAAGTCATCGACCTCGATCCCCATCTTCATGAACGTGTTCGGCCCGATCGATCCAGGCTCGGCGAATTCGTGGGCGATGCGCTCGGGTTCGATCAGTTCAAGGGCCAGCGGCACTTCCGATCCGCCGAATTTGCTGAGGTGGATGCGGATGAAACATTCGCCCGTCTCGAACACCTCGCCCATGGCGGCGCGCTCGAGATCATGGAAGTGCAGCGCGCCGCCGGTGTGGCAGTATTCGGCGCACGACCATTCGCAGAATGCCTCCTCGATCGCCGAGTTAATGTTCGCCCGCAACTCGCCGCGGGCGCCCATCACCTGAGCCTGCATCCCGACGCCGGAGCCGATGATGTTGTTTTGCACGACCGTCTTCGCGCGTTTGGCGTAGCTCGAATCCCGCACCATCTGGCGCGAGCGCGAACGCAGCGCAGTCAGCGAGGTTTGCAGTTCCGCATCCGCACTCGTGCTGCTCGCCCCGAACCCTCCCGTGGTCCGCGAGCCCTTGGCGGAGGCATACATCCGCCGCCCTCCACCAGTCGGCGGGGCCGGGCGGATGAATGCCGCAATCCGCTCGCGCAGGGTGGGCTTACGCACGGTTCAGCCTCACGTACACTTTGCGGCGACTCCCCAGCCCCGCAGCCATTGCAATGGCGTCGTCTTCGCGCTTGACTTGGTTTTGCCAGTAATTGATTACAGCGAGAATCTCGGTCGGCGAATTGAACGTATAGCTCCGGTCGCCGATGGTGTAGCTTTTGGTGGTAGGAGTCCACGCGGCCATGGCCGCCTTCGCCGCCTCCAATGCAATTTGCGCATCAGTACGGGTGTCGAATGGCGCCGTCGTTACCCGCGGGTCCGGAAGAATTTTGACGCTACCGGTCCCTACGTCGTACACCTCCGCGGCTTTGGAAACCCAACTCGCCCAGGAGTAGATGCCCGCCACCCATGCCGCCGTGGTTGCTGCGCTTGCCGTAATACGGTGCAGCGTCGGATCAACGGAATCCGCAGCGCCGGTCAGCAAGATCGCAGACCCCGTAACTCGCGGAATCAATCGGTAGTTGAGCACCCACGACGCATTCGCCAGAAAGTCCGGCACGTTGGTCGTGTAACTAAGGGTCGTCCCTGCGGTCAGGGTTGTCGCGTCCATTGCCCACATCATCACAGGATCGCGGGGACATTTTCACCCTACAAAATGTCCGGGCCGATCCGCTTTGTTCGTACAGTCGCCACGACCGAATCAATGCGTTCGATTACCGCATCCCGTTTAACATCGGACCCCGGAGGAGATTGCCCATCAATACCGATCCTTTCAGATTCGGCGAAATCGATTGCGGTTGACACTCGGCCAAACTCGACGAAATCTCTAACTCCGCCAAGCCGCTCTCTCGAGTTGGCTGTATAGATGTCTGGCTGGCTTGCAAGTGCCGGGTAGTCCTCATTGATCCACCACTTCCATATGCATTGAGTGGTCCGCGCCGCAGCGAACGGTTGCCAATAATCATCGTCGACTCCCAGCGGGGCGGGCGGGGTTGTCCTCTCGTCTTGCCATGTCCAAACCCGGACGATCGCGGGAATTGGCGGAGGACTGTAAACCTGCCACGGTTCCTCATCGACACCGAGTGGCGGCGGCGGGGTTAACGTCTCATCTTGATCGATCCAGAGTCTGACGGTCGCTGGCGGTGCCGTCGGGGTACGGACCTGCCAGGGCTCGTCATCGATGCCAAGACTACCCGCTGGAACGATCTGTTCATCCGCCCAAGTCGGTCCAGAGACGGTTATGGAGGCTGAAAGCCACTTGGGCGCGCTCCAATCGCGGACTTCTTCAACCGGCCAGAATAGAGCCTCATCATTCCAGTTCGGCCCCTGAATCTGAATCTTCGGGACAACGAGCGTTGGAGGACTCCATGTGACGTCCTGGTCATCCAGTGACACTGCCGCCGGTGGCGTAACGATCTCATCGCCCGCCCAGACCGGGCCTGCGGCTTGTGCTTTCTGTAGAACAGCGCCAAAGACCTGCCATGGCTCTTCGTCGAACCCGATTGGTGTTGCGGCAGTAACGATGTCGTCCTGCGGCCACCAGCGCTGGAACTGAGTCTGATGGCGAAGGCGTTGACTGGAGACGATCGTGTTCGACCAGTCACCACCGGCAACGAGTAGGGGAACATCTTCCGAACCTGTCTCAACAAATATGGAGACAAGCGGCTTGATTACCTGAGGATTGAGATTTAGCCAGGACCCATCATCAAGTGCGGAAGCTACCGCAGGAACAAAGTCTTCGTCGGCCCATGCGGGGGTGAACTGTGTGGATGCGGCCTTGGTCCATTTCGCCGCCCAATCGTATTGCTCATCGATCGTCCATGCCGGCGATTGATCGTCCCAAGCCGGCCCGGAGATGTTTATCGGTGGGGTGACCCAACGCGCCGTCCAGTCGTAGGTTTCTTCGAGCGGCCAGAAGAGTGCCTCGTCGTCCCATGACGGCCCTTGGATCTGAGTCTTCGGAATGACGAGGGTCGGGGGGCTCCACGAGTCATCCTCAAATGCAGGAGTCGCAACAGGAGTGACAAACTCATCCTGCGCCCACCAGCGCTGGTAGGCGGTATGTTCCTTCTTTCGCCAGTTTGGGCTCGAGATCCCGCCGCCTTCGGATGAGGCGGTGTTGATGGGTAGATCGTCTTGCTGGGTGAAGTTACCAGCTATTGCTACCGATGTACTTAGGGCGAGTGCAGCCCCAACACGAGCAACCTGGACAAAGCATTGCTGCGTGCCGGACCACCACCCGTCACCTCCGCCATCATCGGGGTGCGTGTCTTCCCAAAATTTCAGGTCGAGGAGCACCGATTACTCCTCGGCTCGGTTCGGTCTTGTTTTTTTAGCGTTCCCACCAGCCGATCTCAGGCACAAAGCTGCATGCGCCTGGCGTCGTACCGTTGAGAATGTGGTAGATCAGGCAACACTGCTGCGGGCCGATGATGATCGGGGGCAGAGGGATCGGAATATTGTTGGCATTGGCAATCGTGATGCTGCCGTTCATCATTGCCTCCACTGCTCCGAAGTTCAGATACTTCGTCTCTCCAACCACATCCGGCACCGTTGCTGAAACCGCAGGCCGAAGGATGCGCAGGCCAACCGTCGCCCGAACAGCTCCAGTTGCCGCGGCAGCAGTGATGTTGCCGAACCTGACCCTGGCAATTGCCGATTTCGCCGCGGCATCTTGGTTGGGGGAAAAAATCGTCGCGGCCAGATCGGTCCCGCCAGAGGTGTACCGGTCGCCAGCATCTGTGACAATAACGAGTTGCGAATTCACGCCGGCCGATGCCCAAGACCCTGCCGCAGTCGTTACAAGGTTCGCGTAGTCCAGGAATATCCGTCGCCCACCAATGGCGTCGGTGTTCGCGATCACACAAATCGGGGTTGTCGCCCCGAAGGTCGCCACTGCCGGACCGGCAATACCGGTCTGCGCATTGTTCGCGATAAAGTATGCCCCTTCGTGAGCGAGCAAATGCGCCTTGCGAATTGGCGTCATGACAACCAATTCATCGTACTCATTCGCACGGACTGGTTCGCCATCGCGTCCGCCGTCTACGTCTCGTTGCGGGAGAACTCTGCTAACCCGCGCCTTCATCAGTACTTCTGTCGTCATGATTGACTCCTAATCGCCATCGTTGAGAAACGTATCGCCACAAATCTTTCCGATCCCGCGTCGGATTCGCCGCAACTCGTTGAGAATTTCTAACTGTGTGTCTTCATTCGTAATCGGCTCAATTGGTTGTCCGTACATATCTGACAGGACGATTTTTTGAAGGTAAACAGGCGTATCTGCAGTCAGGACCGTGAATGTACCATCTGCATTTATGACCCTCGAACCGATTCGGAGGATGTAGGTCGAATTGGCAATTCGCTTGCCTGTTGAATCTACAGGGCCTTGGACAAAACCTGCTATATCTGCCATGTCACCACACGCTCACAGTTAGAGGATTGGTCTGGGGTTCCATTGGGTGCCACTCTGCGTCTTGAAGCGCGAATGTCGTGTCGAATGCTGCGACAAAAGGTAGCCCTCTCCAGGTCACATCAAGGCTTTGCGTGTTGAGTTGAATCGCTTCGACCCAGCAAAACGGCAGCCCGCGCCAGGTGTAATCCAGCGTTTGAAGGTTGGTTTTGCTCGGGAGCGTCATGCTTTCAACTCGGCCCGCAAGTCTTGGAAAAGATCAGTCAGAAGGTCTTTTGTCTCTGCATTGGTGAGCAGGCCATCCTTGAAATCTTTCACTCTAGCTCTGAGGGCCTGAAGTCTGGCCTTTTCCGCCAAGTCGGCGGCTCTCTGAGCGTCGTTGGCGTCTTCGATGTCTCTCACGACTTGTCGAACTGCGGCATTTGTTGGGTCGGTCGGAAACTTGAGGAGACGGGTCTCCCCATCGTTTCCGGTAACGTTCACCTGCCATTTCCCGCCCATCATCTGTCGGGTCCAGTTGATCGTGATTGCCATGATTTACAGCGTTGCGGCCCAGGTTGCCAGTTCTGCATCGGTTGCGGTAGTCGTGAAGTAGATCGGCGATCCAGAAAACTGCATCGTTGCGCTATTCTGAATTGCCGCCCCGAACATATCCACCGCTGTCGCCGTGGCTGAAGGTGTGCTCGCCATTACTGGAACACTATTCGCAGTCCACACAACAACCTTTCGATCGGTTGCGCCATCAAGAACAAATGCTTGCACACCGATCAATGGTCGAGACAAACCTGCCACTCGTTTCGCCCGTTTGTACGTCGAGAGTTGCTGCGCCATCGTCTTGAACGCGTTATAAGCAGGCCGCGCGCGCAGGGTGTTGTCTTTCAGGCCCATCGGGCCGTCCGGGCCGTCTTGGCTCGAAAACCACATCTGCACATCCACCCGCGCCTCGCTCGCAAGCACGAAGGCCCGGGGCAGGTAGGTGGCGACGCGGGATTCCTGTTGCGCGGCCGTGCGCACAACGACACCCGCGGCGTCTTTCACCTCACCCTGCGCGAACCCCTGCTCGGTCGCCCACATGTCCGGGAGCTTGCCGCGCTTCAGCACATGCTGCTCACGCAAACGTCGCACTGCGCTCCCCACCGATTTGTCGATGTCAACGCATTGAAATGGCTGGCACCAATCGGTATTCCACGCTACAGCGCATTCCTCGGGCGGCGACCCTGCATACGGGTGGTAAGCATGCCCGGCGATGCCGGGTGGCAGACCGGCCTGCAAGAACCAGTAGTGGCAAATCCACATGTCGTCACAGGCGAACGTTTTGATTGCGGGGTCGAACAGTTTCACCGCATCAGATGCGGCGGCGAGCAGTTGCATGTACCTCGCGACCCACGGGGAGGGTACGCCGGCCGACATCTCCTTGCCCTGCCAGTTGCCGCCGAGCGACGCGAGTGCGTTGTGGGCTTCATTGCCCAACTCAAGCACGAATTTCACGCCGGTCGCTTTGAACGCCTTCGCGACCTCCAGGGCGAATTTCGCGAAATCGACAGGCAGGGTCGCGGCCCCCATCTGCACCAGTGCGCTGATGCCGATGTTGTTCGCAGCGCAGAACGCCGTCATGGCCTGCATCGTGGCAGACATCGTGTAGACGCCGGTCGCCGCGTTGAAATGCGAGGCCCATACGTCGGAGCGAATCCACCGAACCTTGAGGTCAATCAGCGAGCCCATTTCGCTGAGTGGCTGGCCCTGTTCGAACTTGACGCCCAGGCCCACCATGTCGCCGAACAGCGTGGCGTCGTTCGGCAGCGGGCCGGGTGCTGGGGGCGGTGGTGCGGGAGTGGGGGCCGGTGGCGCCCCTGCATTGGAAATATTGAGCGTCAGTGCGCCCGCGTCCGCATCGCTGGTGAATGGCAACCCTGGGTTGCTGTTCCATGCGTGCGCGGTGAGGGTGAGCGGGCCATTCGGGAATTTCGACGTATCGATGTTCGCCGTGGCTTCGGTGATGTCGGGGAAATTGAGAGTGCACCGCGCCACCATCGGCGGGCTCGACGAGGCATTGAAGATTTCGACGTTCTTGAAGTTGGCGCCCCTCAAGACTACCGTCACCACGCCGCTTGCGGCACTGCCATTCAATGGGCTCACCCATTGCAGTGTGACCTTGCCCGGGGTAGGCGTGGGAGCTGGAGGGGGGGCTGGCGCTGGAGCAGGCACGACATCGGACACTTGGCACGTCTTCAGCGTTCCAACTGCCGGGTCGCTGCCGAATGTCGCCGTGCCGCATGTCGCCGTGCCGGTGATGTCCTTTTGGACCCAGCGCGTATCGACGCCGTAGCGCACAGTGCGGGTTCCCGCAACCGTGAACGATGCACCTTCGCCAGCGATGGTCGTCCAGCCGGCTGGCGCAGGGGCAGGGCTTGGCGGGGGCGGAGTTGGCGCCGGACTGGGAGCTGGTGGTGATGGTGATGGTGCTGGGGTGGGACTCGGGGTTGGCGCGGGGGGAGGCGGAACGGGTGCCGGCGCAGGTGCAGGCACCGGGCTAGGAGCGGGCGAGGGCGTCGGCGCAGGGGTTGGAGACGGCGCCACTACTCCCAGCAATCGTGCAAGTTTGTCGGCTTCTTCAGTGGTGAAAATCGGGATGAATTGCATGATTACCCTTGTGAGGCGGAAAAGTCATCCGCATAACCAATGAATGTCGTTCCACCATATGCTTCGACAGTGATCGAAACCACGCCGGTTTCAGTTGGCGTGAAGGTGATCGTTCGCTGTTCCCATGTATCCGCTGCTGCTGTCATGGCGCTGGATACGTCTGAAGAGACACCTGCGATTTGCCTGCCCTTGCACACGAGACTCAGAGTTAGTCCGGTATTCGTGCGCCGAAGCCAGATACTCACTGTTGCCAAAACATTTGCGCTAAGTGCCATCTTGGCAATTTCTAATGAAAGAGGGTAGTTCGATGCTCGCGATGCGCTGGTTACTGACAATGACCATGCCAACCCGGATGCCGTATGTCTTACTGTCAATTCACTGGCAATTCTTCCACCATCAGTAAAGATTTGCGTATTGCCGCTTGTTAAATCATGATTTGCCGATATTACGCGTGCATCTGTATATTGTCCGTGCGCGGCTACTTCAACTGCTTCCGCTATATTGGCGTTTGTTACATATGCGGTAGATTGATAACCAAGTTGCGCGCTAGTGCCATTAAACCCTACTCCACCTTCTCCTATACCGCCAGACACATTTCCAGATGTCACAAGCGAAGATATGACAACCTCATCGAGTTCGTTTCTGAATTGAATGCCGAATGATCCATTATTACGCGCGTCGATGGCTGCATATGATATATACCTACCCACCCCCCATATTGTCACTCCAGAGAAAGTATTTCCATGCATCCCTAACAAACTTGCCAGATATGAACCATTGATCTGATTGCTTATAGATGCATTTGAACCATTATTTCTCGCAGAAGCAATCAGACCAGTCACATTTCGCGTATTCGGGCATAGAATTCCTGGGCCGGTATTATTATTTGCGTGCACTCCACTTGTGCCAAAGTCGAAATTTATACCGATAGGGGCCGCGTTATTCAAAAGCATACCGCTAAAATATCTCACTACACCAATAACACCATCGATGCTTATATAATTTGTCGGATTTGGCACAGTAATAAGTCCGTTCTGTGCGATATTCCCTTGTCTTCCTGTGTACCAAGTTTCACCGGTTACGGATGACATAGAACTGCTATCCCATCCGAATGAATAAGTAATTTGCGAGCCGAGCGTCCCACTATCGTTTATTGATAATTCATTTGTAGATAATAGTGTCTGCAAAGGTTCTCTGATGTATGTAGTAACTATCTCTGTAGTACCGCTATACCCTCTTTGCGGAGAAGATGATGGGATCGTTGATGTTAATTGATCTAACATCACTCTTGTCCCAACAATACTTTGGATTGCAAGCCAACTCTCACCTGCTGTCTTCTTGCTGAGCAGGCTGTTTAGGCTCATACTATCCGCGCTCGCGACACTCTTGACTGCAAATATATTGTCAATCAAGAAGGTCTGCGCACCGTTGTCTGTGACGACGTCGAAACTGACTGAACTGACAATTGCGCTCAACGCAGACCCGAGATTAACCGTTACTGGAGTCCATGAATTTAGATTTACTAAATTCGGAACGTCAAACGTGTTCACGGGGACCAACCCGATGGCGTCCGTGCAGAGCCGAATTCTCGTAGCTCCAGCTGCTCCAATTGTCCCTGCGGTTTGCTTGATCCAGAATGTCAATTGCTGGTAGGCGCTGTAGTCCGTCACCCCCGGAAGCGCCAAGAATGCAGCAAGGCCGGTCGTGAACCCTGCGGCCAGGGCGATGGATTGACACTCTCCACCTTGCCGGAAATCCGCTGTCGTCACTGAGCAGGTGACGTTTGCGCTCGCCGTCCAGTTCGTCTTGCTGCCCTGTCCCCCGGTCCCGCCGTCAACCGGGAGTGCGATATTTTTGTTCACTGCCGCCGAGAGTGTCACAACGGCGTTGTTCATCTTGCGCATCGTTCCGGATGCGCCGCCTACGCCATTGCCTACTGAACCTAGCAGTTCGAGGGTGTCATTGGCCTTGTTCGCGACCGTCCACGTTCCGTTTGCATTGGTGTTTGTGGTGTGGCCGCTGACGATCAGCGTATCGCCGTTCAGGTAGCCATGGGCGACTTTGGTGATGACAATCGGTGTGGCATTGGTGCTGCTGGTGATGGCCTGTGTGCTTGCCAGCGGGCCATCTGTCCATG